AAGCTGCATGTGCTTGTCGCTCTGCAAGGGCACGAGTTTTGTATACTTTCCCTCTTTCGCCCCATTTGTATCCTCCTTTAACTTTACGGACTGGCACTAATAATTACTCTCCATCTTTGGACCGCCACTCCCAAGCACCTCGTCCATAATTGAGCTCATGTCGCCACCTTTGAGCTTTATGACTTTGACTTTGATGTCGCTGTCTTCTTGCACCTCGTCTTCTGACTCTTCACCAACCCCGTACTCCGTCTGATGACAGATCAGCAAGAAATTAACAAGTTGCTCTTCAGTCATATCCAAACCTGCTGAGTCGTGAGAAAAGCCCATCTTCTCAACAAAAAGTTCTGCGTTTTGCTCCATATTGTCTACGTTCATTTCCATTTTATCTCCTTGTGGCTCTTGCTCTCATCATAGCTTCAAGCTCTGGGTTTGAAACTGCACCTTGTGGTTGTTGAGGAGTGGCTCTTGCTCTCATCATTGCGTCTAACTCAGAGTTTGAAACTGCACCTTGTGGCTGGGTGGCTCTTGCTCTCATCATTTCGTCTAGCTCTGAGTTTGAAACTTGTCCTTGAGCTTGTGGTTGGGTGGCTCTGGTTTGCATCATAGCTTCGAGCTCTGAGTTTGAAACTGCACCTTGAGCTGCTCTTAGGTTCTGCATGTAATTCTGCATAGCCCCATCACCGCCTTCCCGCAAACCAGATCTTATCTCTTCAACTTTTTGCATCAAGTACTCCATCATCATTCGCTCATCCATTGGAGTTTCTGCTTGCATTGCTGCTTGCATCTCTTCTTGGCCAAGTGCTCCTTGTGTTGCACCACTGAAAGAGGAAGAGTCGACAGGAGCTTGCAGCCTGCTAACTCTCTCTATCATCTCATCAACTGTTTCTGCCATTTTCTATCTCCTGTTGAATTTTAATCATGTTTTTCTCTCGCTCTATATTAAGATCAGCCTCAAGTTTTGCGATTTTCCCCTGAAGATCAGCCTCAAGTTTTGCTTGTTGGATCTGTATGTTTTGTGCAGCTTTGGCTTGGTCAATCTGCATGTCTGACTGAGCTTTGGCTTGGTTGGTTTGGATTTCAGCTTGAGTTTTGGCTTGAAGTGCCTGAGCTTCTAGCTCTGCCAACTGTTTTGCATACTGCAATGGGTCTTGCTGTTGTCCTTGCTGTTGTCCTTGCTGGAGTGACTGGATTATTTTCATTTGAGGTGCTTGCTGAACTACCTGTGCAGCTCGTTGGCTGATAATCATGTCTTGTGCAGGATCAATGTCTTTGAACTTAAAACTTTTATCTGTAAGGTCTGGTAAATTCGGTAGAGCAACTCCGATGCTCTCCTGCATACGGTTTCTGTAAAGCAACGCAATGTGCTCGGCTATATGTGCGACCAGAACTGGTTGAAGTGTTTTTGCTCCTGGGTTCCCTGCCAAACTAGGATCCTGTAAAAATTGCATGTGAACTGCGATGTGCGCTTCATGTTCTTGCTCAGGAAATGCTTTAATTGGTTTCCCGTACATAACTGATAAATTCTCATCAATCGGATCCAACCTTGCAGCCTCTTCTGGCTTTTTCAAAATCTCATCAATACCAGGAACTCTTATGGCTTCATACATGCGTTTGTATGCTTGGTACATATCATGCAACTGAGGTGCAGATTGAGCCATTTGGAGAATTGCTTGTGCTTGTGCGATCCTTTGTGCGGTGCTGAAAATGTTTGGGTCGCTGACTGGGACAATGTCGATCCTTTCATTAAAGTCAGCGGCATAAACTATTTCCGATGCTCCTGCGACTGCAAACTTAAAAGACTCTGGCAAGTAAAGTTCGTTCAGCTTTGCGAGCATCTTGAACTCTTGACCTTGGGAGTAGTGCAACCGTTTGTGAATTGCTGAGAAAGATTTTGAACCTTGTTCAATCAGAGCAACTGTTGAACCAACTGGGGCATTCGGGTTAACATCTCCGACATTCATGTCCGATGTGCTGGCGAATCTCCTGCCAGCATCAACGATGAAGCCAAGCAAATTAAACAAAGCACTCGAGGGTTCTTTGAATGGCAATGGCATAATTGCTTTGTTAACATCATCCACTGTTGAGTCCAAATCAACAAACTCCCCAGGACTTATGTTAATCTCACCACCACTAACTCTTCCTTTTAATTTGAAGCCACCTTGCATGTTTGAGAATGCAGCTGAGTCCAAAAGTGCTCGTAATGCTCCTGTGGCAGCTTTACCAAGCCCACCAATCAGGTGATACAGCCCGAAGCCGTAAAATCCAACTCCTGGCAGGAACTTATAGCTCACGAACCAATCCCTGCGGAGTTTTTTCTCGTCATCTTCAAACCAGTTTCTCCGGACAGAAACGACTTTCTGAGAATCATAATCAATGGTTATGACATAAGGGAATGCCACAACAGAATTATTGTCATCCTCTTTGTCATCCTCTGAAATTCCATCGATCCCTGAGAAAATATCATAAACGTGCATCTCGAGCAACGTCATGACCTCGTCTTGCTGATCGTCTTGATAAGGATTAACACCTTCAATGTCTTCAGTTACAGATCCTGACGGATCAATGTCTCCTCCTGAATACTCAGTGGCATTATACCACCCAGCCTGAACGTATTTATTAAAGTCATTGCGCGGCATCCTTATCACCTGAGTGTATCTTGGTGAGGTGTAAAGATCTTTGCTTTCAGGAGCCACAACAAAATCCTCAGCTTTAACAAACTGAGAGCACTGTCGGTCTAGGTTCGGATCCCACCAAACTTTCTTAAATGTCTGGCCAACAAGTGGCAACTGGAACAACATCTGGTCAAGCTCTGGGAAATACTCCGGCATTTGTTGAGTTATCTGATAATTCATGAACTCACGAACTCTCCGAGCTTGCTCCTCGGTTTCTTCGTTTGGCTCACCGATAATTGTAGTTTTAACAGGACCACCAGACGGGTACAGCTCAGTTATAGCTCTTGCATTAAACTGAGTTGCAGCTTCCGCAATCATTGGGTGAACAACTGTACTCAGACCACGACTAGCTCTTTCCTCTTCGGACTCTTCAAGCCCACCATCTGGGTCAAGTGTTTTAAGACCTTGTTTGTACCGATTCTCCCACTCAGCTCGTGCAGACTTGTCTGACTCGTAATAACCAGTTAGCTCTGAGGCTTTTCTATCGAGTTCGCGGGTTTCGATGATTTCTGCTAGGTTTTGATCAAATTCACTCACATCCTCTTCGGTTGAATCCAGTGCTGGATCCCCAATCAGAACTTCCCCATCTCCGAAAAGCTCAATCTGTAACTCGTCGGATGGAGCACCTTCTGCAAAAGGCACTACGTTATCTTTAATTGCTTCAGCCATACATTGTTACCCTCTTTCTGGGTGATTCATGATCGTCGTCATCATAATCTTCTGAATGAGTAACGAACCAACCTTTGCGTAGCCTTAACCATGCTTGTGTGCAAGTATCAACTATATCGTCATTTTCCGTTGCTGGAAAGGCTGCACAAATGTCAATTAAATCTTTCGCCCAATTTTTATCTGATGGATAGTAAATTCTGCCATCTTCCAGCAAAGCTGAACTGGCATGCGCACGTGCTTCTTTGTCGCGGTCTGGCATATATTCAATCACCGGAACCCCTGCCACTCTTAAATCTTGAATCAAACTTTGGCCAGAGGCTTTCTTTTCAATAAGCACCGCGTCTGGTTCGTACGAATTATACGCCTCTTGAGCAATTCTTCTCAACTCTGGATAAGTAACTCTGTCATACCACATCTCCAACACCATCACATTCATCTGTCCGTTTTTCCGGAAAACACCCCAAGTTGTGCGTGCGGAGTAGGAGCTTCTTTCTTTTATGCTGAAGGCAGTGTCCCAAGATTGTATGATGTATTCAATATCCGGAAGGGTTGTGCTCTCCCAAGGAACCCACCACTCTGCTTTCAATATCCCACCACCTTTAGGCATTGGGCGTTGTTGTAACTGACCTGCAGAAGCATAAGTCCCCAAAGACCGCTCAAGTTGCGACAAAGTTGCTTCATCAATTCGCGCTGGCCACAACAGCTCACCTTCTTTTGTTCTTGGGTCGGTGAATCCCAGGGAGGAGTGTGGCGAGGTTGGATGGCCAATCTCGTAACGAGCTGGCAAACAAAGATGATCCCAGTTCTCCCCGAGTTCATTCGCGAGTATGTGTCCGGTGAGATCTTTCTCGTGAACACGCTGCATTATGATTATGAATGAACCTGTCTTCGGATCATTGAGCCGAGTTTGCATTGCTTGGTCCCACCACTCCAGGACTCCCTGTCTGACTGTGGAAGATTCAGCCTCTCGGACATTGTGAGGATCATCAATAACAATTATATCTCCACCCTCTCCTGTCAAAGCCCCATCCACAGAGGTTGCGATCCTTTGCCCTGTTTTATCATTCTCAAACCGTTGTTTTTGGTTCTGGTCACCTGTGAGCGAGAACATCCCTCCGAAATGATCTTTGTACCAAGGAGACTCGATCAACCGTCTACACTTAACTGAATCTCGGATGGAAAGAGAGCTCGCGTAAGATGCAAACAAAAACCGCTTCTCGGGTTGAATGGTCCAAGTCCATGCAGGCAAAGCCACCGCCACTGATATCGACTTCATGTGCCGAGGAGGGATGTTTATAATCAGTCTCCGGATTTTACCTTCCACAACCGCTTGCAAATGTTCGCTTATTGCGTCTATATGCCAGTTGTCATGGAACTCTCGTC